TAATATTCCAATTTGAACTTTCCGGAAAGTGTGGTATAATATAATCACAAAGGGACAGGAAGTCCCGATAACACAATGAAAAGGACGGTAACAAAAATGTTGTACAATACGAATCGCTTTTTCTCCACGCTTGCGGACTTGAAAGACTTGTTAAAAGACTATGATTTGAAAGTGATTGAAGTGAAAGCCCAAACGGGTTACATATCCCGTAAGACACGGGCACTGAAAGAGCGGGACGATACTCCCGTATTTGTGGCGGGTGGCAATCGTAAAGGCCAGTTGTATTATCTTCTCCCCCGATATGATACAACTCGGTATTGTTGGAGATGTTACCTGAATGTAACGGTAGACGATACTAAATAAAGTAATAGCCCCGGCATTACACCGGGGCTATTATTACGCCGTCCTGACGTAAACATTGAAATTGGTATCGTTAGCATCGCCAGCGGCGTTGCCCAAAATGACAGTGGCCCAGCCCATTTGCCCGGACGCTGTTACCGGTTGCCCATGGCTCCCGGCTCTTGCCCACGTGCCGCCGGTCAAGGCTTTGAGCCTTGCAATTACGGTGGCATCACTTTCCACCGGCATCGCCTGGTTGCGGTAATTGACATACACGGCCCCAACGGGATATAGCTTGCCCATCATGGCCTGAACATCTGCTAAATACTGTTGACACAAATCAACAGATTCGGCGGCGTTATCGGCAAACTGTCCGGCATCATTAGCGGCGGATTGCGAGTCGTTGGCGGCTGTTTGGGCACTTTGAGCGTATGTTGTTGCAGTGTGTGCCGCCGCCTGTGCATCCGTCAATGCTTTTTGAATGCCGGTTCCCGGCTCCTTGACGTAGGTCCACAACTCCGTGACTTTATCCACGCAACCCTTGACGGCATCAAGAATCCAGTCAAGGTTAAGCTGGTGGGTGTCCGGGTATGGGAAATGGTTAAAAAGTCCCATAAAATTACACCTCCTTAATACACCATTAGACAAAACCGGTGCTTAAAGTCGTCAATGATATACGATTCTAAATCGCCCCGCCGCATGGCTAACTCCTCGTTAATCATCTGCTGAGACGTAGTAACACCGATATTGCCGTATAGGTGTGCTGTATGTTTCACACTTGTTTCTTTTGTTACAGTATTGTCGCTTTTGTTAGTGGCACTTGCCGTACTGTTCGCCGTGTCCGTCCCGGCATTTTTTGTGCGGTTTTTGAATGCTTCTGTATTAAATGCCGTTTCGGATTCAGTATTTTCGTTCGTTCCGTTCGCCGTGCTTTCGGTACTGCTAGTACTGTTACTAGTTCCCGTTTCTTTTTCCGTATTTGTGTCCGTATAATCTTCGTTGCGGTCAAAATTGTGAATGGGGTTATACTCCGCCGTCAAAGCGGTTTCTACTCTGCGCCACTCCGGGAGCCGGGTATTGCTCCACGCTTTCAAAATCCGCTTGAAAACATCGGCATTAGGGTAGAGGGCTTCCAACTGTCCTAACTCGGACAGAATTTCATCGACAAATTCCGCTTTTCTGGCCGATACGGAATCCGGTAAAGCAAAATCGTCAAAAATGGTCGAATCATAGTCATACAGACCCAGATAGCTGACCGTTGGGCGCATCCTGTTCCAGCACATCCGCAAACTCCTCCTTGTTCTCCCGCCAATCCACGGAAATGTCAATCCCAAACATCTGTTTGGTTTTCTCGCAACTTTCCTGCCAGCCCTCTAGCCAACTATCAGCCATGCACCGGGTTTCAAAATTGTTGATACCAATTTCACCACTAGCAGTTCGCTCCCTCTTGTTATAGTTGGCGTTGGGAATACCCACGGTCGTGCAAAACATATTATCAATGTTTAGCAGTGCCTCAATCAGTCGGTCCGAAATGTAATTTTGTCCGACATTTTGTTCGAAAAACGGTGTGGAAAACTCGCCGTCATCGGTGAACATGGACTTGTCAACCACCACGGCGGGGTCGCCGCTTGCAACTCTGTCAAAAGCCTTTTTGAAACTTTCTGCCGTGGCCTGATTTTTTGCCCCGAAAACATACGCTAGACGGGAGTTAAACAGGTTTACCCCCATAGCCTGCGCCGCCAATGCCATATAGTCCCCGTAAAAGCTGACCAAATCCATAATGCCGCCCCAGTCACGGGTACACTTGAAAACGGTACACTGCTCATTGATAATTGGGGACTTGATACCCCGTAAGAGCGGATTGCCAATGTAATATTGCCGTGGCTGGTAGAATACATTGTAGCCGGACGGCTGTCCTCCCTGCGGAATCACTCCAAATTTGTCCGTCTCAATAATTGCCACGGATCCCCCGATATATAGGGCATATAGAAAATAATCCTTACTCCAAAATTTTGGCATGGTCCACTCAAAAACGCTCATGGCTTTTTGGAGCAAATACCGCCGGAAAAACGTTGCCGTTGCGGTGTTTGTGACGTGTACGCCAGACGGGGACGTTTTTGCATCAATGACGTTGGAATAGTTGTAATAATACGGTAAATCCAATTTGTCTCACCTCTTTGCCAAATACGGCTTGAATTTGAAAAGCAACCATGCCGGAATCCCCGTGGGCGTGGGAACCGGTCCGGGCGGGAAATCGGGGTGGTAGATAAACCCCTGAAAAGCATAGTTGCCATTGATTAACCATTGCGCCATATTGGTGGAGCCAATGGTGGTATTTGTCCAGAAATATCCCTCCATGTCCGGGGGATAATCTGTCAACGGGCGCCGCCATGCGGATTGTGAAATAAGCAAGGTCCCATCAGTGTTGACCCGCTCCACCACGGCTACATGACCGGCCCCGCCGTCTAGGTCCTCATAACACGCAACGGCCCCCACCTGTGCAGCCTGTCCGGTCCGGTATGCGCCACTCGCCTGAGCATCGGCCCACCACTCGCCGCCGTTGGAAGTTGGCAAGGACGGACGGCCCCCGCCAATTTCCCAAAAACGGCCCCACGCGTAGCAAGTACAGTTTGGCAGACCATAGCCGGACACATAAAAAACATTGTCGGCATACCATTTAGGATTCTGCCACATTCCGCTAGAATCCAGACGTGGGATAAATGTAGCCATTAGTCCAAATACACCCCGCTTTGAAGTTGTGCGATAATCGCTTGTTTTTCCTCTGGGAACATTCCCACACCGGTATCAACAGCTAGGACCGTCCCGCATTGTACATACCCTCCGGCGTGTGTCCGCAACTGTGCAAATCCACCAAACGGCAGACCTACAACGTCAGCAACGGGGGACTGTGACGTGTAAAAACGGCTATGTAGGACGGGATTTTCGGCAAATCCTGCAACACTGCCGTTTGTGCCACTGGTGGACGGGGCTGGAATCAAAGACTGCGCCGCATTTAGCACTCCGTTAACCGCCCCGCCAATGTCAAGCGAGACCCCGGAACCAACAGCGGATAGGACGTTTTTTGCGGCTCCGATATAGTCATTGACAATTTGCCCAATTTGCAACGGTACCCCAATCTGGACACTCCCGGCTGATAGGTCCGTTGTCGCTCCATTTGCCGCAATGGTATAGATTTTGTATGGAGACGCTCCGGTGCAAAAATCAATCAACACTTGTAGCCGCAACTCTGGATTTTTATTGCAACTCATATCAAGCGGAATTGTCCCAATCGGTGCCCAGTAAATATCCCGTAGTGTGAACGGTGCCGTATTGACAAACAGCCCCCGGTCGTTAAACTGTGGGTGTATTGGCATCGTACAATTAAATTCAAACGCTCGAGTTGTTATACCAATTCGGAATCCGGTAACGGTGAAATCCCACCAGCCAAACGGCATGGAAAACGTTGAATTTGCAAACCCCTGTGGGAAAGTCGGGAACCACATACAACTGGTGATATACTGTAGCGGATTAAACAGGGCTTTGAACAAACTTTCGGAAATATCTGTGATGCCAGAGAATGCCCAGTTGGGAGACTCCATCAGCTTTTTGCAGAATGCCCGGAAATTTGCGTTGTCGAAAGCGTAGTACGATACGCAACCCACACTGTTGATATCACTGTTGAGTATGCCGACTACGTAATATCCGTCCTTGAGATTGTATGCCATATTACCCGCCAATGACGGCAGTAATGTGGTAGTGATTTGGTCTCCAACTGCCTGTACCGGTGTAATATAGTCGGGAATACTGGTGGTGTTGGATTGTGTAGACCGATTGACATATGCGTTGAACGTTAAAATTGTGCTACGATATGTAGCCAACACGTCCACATCAAGGTGACATATCCACATACCGGAGTCATACTCCCATTGGCGTACCCAGTAATACCGGGACGTTTCGGGGATGAACGCATAGTTGATATTACGGGGTATATATGACACACCGGCCTCGTTGGCTCCAAACCACAATTTCACGACGGGGTGCAATATGTCAAAAGGTTCAACAAATTCCCCTTCATATCTCCATGTGGATTGCGAGAAATCTTTAATTTGTGTAGAGTTGTACGCTTTTCCGGTAGTTTCGAACACCAAATTGACCATATAATCACCCCTTGTTTATATGCCCCCATAAAGGGGGCATATTTCGCTCAATCCAGACACAAAACAAGTCCGTTTTCGGTGAAATCGTTCATCCAACGCACGGTGTAATGATCCCAACGAACACTGTAGCCGCCTCTTGCGTTTAGCGGGGTAGTACCGCTCCACTCATTGATAAGGCTCGCCCGGATTGCCTCCTCGTCAAAGATAACGCCAAAAACGTTGGCCGTCACTGCCTCCGTTGCGGTGGTAATGGTGCCGTCGGGGGCCAAATAAGATGGAGTTACATTGACGGCGGCGGGGCTGTCGATAGCCTGCCAGAAACTGACCGGTTCATAATCCACAACTTTGAGGTAATCATCGTTATAGGTGGTGGACATAACGGTGGTGTCAATCATGTTGGCATCATCGGAGAGCAAATACACTTTTTGCCGGTCTAGCGGGGTGTGTCGGGTGATGGGCTTACCGGTGACATTGATATGATATTTGACGGTCCGGTTAGTGAGCTTTTCGGAAAGCGTCCGAATATATCCCAGCATCCAGCGACAGAAGTCTGTCCAATTTTCGGGCTGTCTCACCGTTGCGGCGTCAAGGGTCTTGCCGGTAATATCGTTATACTTTGTAACAAGATGTACAACGTTGTCGGCATCGCCCTTGATTTTGCCGCCGATAAAGTTCAGCACCGCTAGCCGGGCCTCCGTCTCCTTATCCTGCTGAACCATATCGTCCAAGTTCTGGTAGAGCATCGCCCAGAACCGGCCCAACTCGGTTGGGGAAGAAAATGCCACGTCCAGCTGGTCCTTGAAAATGGGCAAATCCCGGCTATAGGTGTTGCCGCCGTAGAAATTAAGCTGTAAAACCTTAGGTTTATGGATTTCATACATATCTACGGACTGACCGTCCGCCAGCGTATACTCCACATTGTTCTCAGGGTCCTTGTCTACCACCTGCACCTTGCGGGTGTAGCCGCCCCATTTCTGACTGTCAACGTACAGGCCCCCGAACTTGCCACGATAGGGGCGGATGGAGAAATAGGTGGTGGACAACACCTGACTGATTGCGTTCAACAGGTTGTCATAACCACATTTCAGAGCGGTGGTTCCCACGCTTGCAAAGTTGGCGGTGGTAATTTCGCCCACGGCCTCAGCGCCCCGGACCTGTGCCAGCGTAGCCTTCAACAGGGTGCTGACCTGTTCGAAATTGAGTTCATTCTGTGCCATTTCTGTTTACTCCTTTCATTTCTTGCTCCGGTTTCTGCCGGGGTCAAGGATACTTGCGGCAACGTCTGCCGCTGTCATTTCGGTGTCGGCCTGCCGGGAGCCGTTAATCATGACCCCCTGCACCGCTTTCACCATATCTTCAAACTGTTTCTGCATGGCGGACATCATTTCCTCCATGGGGGACTTCTCCGGTTCCTGCTTCGGGGGTTCCGGCTTCGGGGGTTCCGGCTTCGGGGGTTCCGGCTTTGGGGCCTCCTCCGTCAAAATGGGAGCCAGAGCAACAATCTGCTCAGCCGTAAAGCCTGCATCTTTCAGGGCGGTAATCTGTTCAATTTTCATACATTTCTCTCCTTTTCGGTAATATAGACGTCATAACCGGCTTTTTTCATTTTCGCCGCCAGCTTTTCTGCGTTCGCTTTGTTCTTAAATGCGCCCGTCTGTACACAATAAAGAACATCTTTGGTCGTTTCCTGTTTGCGGGGAACATAGTCAACGCCAAACTCGGCGCAAATGCTCTCGGCAATGGCTTCGGCGATATCCACCCGGCGGGCCATAATGAAAGTGGCCCCGGCGGGGGTGTCGTGGAAATCGACCTCAAAGAGAACAGAGGTCGCCGCCATCATGCGGCATTCGTAGAACGTTTTGTTCTGCTGAACGCTGGACCAACGGTCGGTAGGCTGTCCGATTTTCTTAATGGCGTATGCAAGCGTGTTCGCTAGGTTCTTTCCGGCCTCATAGTAGTATGCGACACAGCCACGGGCAACTCCCGCCCCACCGGCATTGCTATGCAAGGCCAGATAATAATCATAACCCAACTTGTCGCAATCGGCGGGTCTGCCGTCAATACCCATCTCCGTATGGTAACAGATTTTATGTTTTACGCCGCATCGGTCCAGAGCCTTTCCAACTTCTGCTGCCAACAGTTCCATCTGCTCCATTTCGCTTCCATAGGTCCCACACCCATAGTTTCTGTTCTGGTCAGAGGGACTAATGTATATACTAGGCATACATTATCCCTCCTTGTGGGTGGACAGCTTGCCCTCTAGCCGCTCCATTACCTGGGTATTACGGTCAAGAGCATCCACCCACGCTTTGCTCTCGATTGCGTGTGCTTCCCGTTCTTTCTGCTGTGAATAGAACAAATAGCAAACGCAAGCGATAGGAAACCCCACATTACTAATCAATGTGGTAATTAACTGCACAACTTCATTCATAATTCTGCCCCTTTCATATTCGTTTTGGTTGTGGGCCGGGGGAGTTGCACCCACCGCTCGCCATTCTCGCCGCCACTCGCTCCCACAAATGCGTGACCCCGTTCTCGCGGTGGACAGCCGCGCGGGCCTCCTTCCGGGAGTGTCCTTGCCCACGGGGTCACTACACACAATATAGCACAAATGTTTGCTTTTGTCAAGCACCAAAATACCGATTTAGCAGTATTTCGCACAAACGTTCCTCAAAAATGATTTTGCCGGTTATATACTTCACCCATATCCAGTTATATTTCCGGCGGAAATTTGTCAATTCCGCATCAGACAGCCCAAACCGGGCGGGACCCCCAGAAACGTGGGTGGTAATATAGAGGTTTTCACCTCCCTTGCGGCGGTAAATACACAACTCCCCAATGTTTACAAGTGGGTCATAATTGCGTAGGTCCTCCGACTTGTTGGGCATCGCCAAGTCCTCCCCGATATACTTGTTGTCCAGGGCCATGGCCCCGAACTCTGTACCGGCGGTCATACGATAGAGGGCGGTTTTGCTTTTGGCGGCTGAAATGGGACTGTCCATGATGTTCACCAGCATGATACCCCGGTCCGGCAAATAACTGATTTGCTGGTGCTTGCGTTGCATCTGTACCACCTTGTTAACCAGCCCCAAACCCATATAGATTGCGTTATCCAGCCGGTTGGAATTGGAAAAACACGCCAACTTGACCGGCGGCTTGCCCAATAATTCCCGGTTTCGGTTGATAGTTTCGTATGCGTTCATTAAGGCCATACATTCTTCCCGGATGGGCCTTGCGTGTGGCTCCGGAATACATTCGTCATATATAATAATTTCATACTGCTCCCCGTTAAACCCCCGCAAATTACTAATTGTAGACAATGCCAGCATCATCCCAATCGGTGGGCCGTCCGGGATTAGTTTATTTCCGTCCGGAACTCTGCGGACAATTTCCGTTGTATATTTGCCGGATTTTGACAGGCCAATGCATTCCCCTATATCCGCATTTAGACGGGCAAACGGGTTATTACTTTCATTCGCCGCTAGAAATTCCGTCTCCGTTTGGGTCCGGCGTAAATAGATAAAAGGTATTTTGTTGTCAATAACATATTTGAATGCCCCATATGATTTGCCAACACCCCGTGCGCCGGTGCAAAAAATAAAGGGATACGGCTTTTCAATTATTTTTGGCACGTCCAGCCATCCCTCTTGCGTGTAGATATTTTCCATATTATCCTCCATATATGGCAAAAGCCCGGTTTCCCGGGCCTTTGTTGTGTGAATCAGTCAGCATACACGCAGTTGATAAACTCCCTGCCGCCCTTGCTGGTGCCGGTGGTCACCCGGATATGGTGGACATCAAGGCCCATCGTGGTGAAACATTCCATCATCGCTTCGAAACTCTCGATAAACGTTACGGAGTTGGTGGCATACATCTTGTCGCCGGACTTGATGGAGAGGATACGTCGCATTTCGCCGGTTTTGCGGTCCGCATCTGCAAACAGCGCCCACTTGTCCAGAGCCAGAGTCTCACCCTTTACGGTAGTCATTTTCTCAATCTCCGGGGACGTGGTGAGAAAATACAGGTCTGCGCCCTCTACGTTCTTACTCATTTTGATAATTTCCATTGTTGTTGCTTCCTTTCAAGTTTTTTTGTTTTTTTGTGTTGTGTTTTCCAACTGTCTATATTATATAAGAGACTGTTTCATTTGTTAATGTTTTTATTTTGTAATTTCCTGTAAAATTTTGTAATATTCTGCGGTTATACCTAGCTGATACGTGCTATCTCTGATAACCACGTTAGCAGTTATCGGGAGTACATGACCGTCAACGGATAGAGACGTTATAGCGGGATGGTCATTGTACATCAGTTCGGCACCGCCAGCTTTTCGAAAAAGAAAGCCCGGATTTGTGTTCACAAACCGCTCCAACCCCTTGCCGTACTCGTCCCCGGCATCCAATTCTGGTCCACCCTCTTTTTTACTTACTCCGGCAATAGTAACGTGTGTTTTCCCTTTTCCGTCCGTGTATGCGTACTTTTTGGCCCCCAAAGTTGCAAAAGCGGGGTATTTTCCGTCCGGCTCAAAAACTCCCATGTAATGGGCTTCGCCGGACGGGTCAACCGCCCATGCGCCGGACTTTGTACTTGCCGTTATACGGTCATTATTGTACGGTGTCCAGTCGGGTAAAACATTTGTCTCTAGGTACTTGACGGAATCGGTATCACAATATACAAATCTGGTCCCAACCAAATCAATGCCGCATTGCAAATGGTATCTCGCCCACGCCGTTGTCCAGACTCCCCACGCATACGTCAAAAATGCGTTGCGCTGAGCATCTGCAAGTGCTTCCCCGATATTCAAAACATCTTCTCTCCATTCGCCATCAAAATAGACCTCAGGCTTTGCGGGGTTTTGGGCCGTCATACCGTACACGCTGTTTAATTTTGCCTTGCTTTTTGCGTATATTAGTTCCTGCCCCGCCACGTTTTTAAGTTCTGTCTTTTTATGGTAAAGGTCACACAATACACCCACCATTTCCGGCGGCAACTTGCCATAGGTGGAGTAATAACCGCCGATAACTGTATATGTGCCAGTATAGTGGTCAACGATAATCTGTAAGTCAATATCCGTCACTGTCAACTCTAGATAGTCGGCGGCAATCACTCGCCCATTGTCATAGACCCCGCCAACAATATTGCGGCATTTGTCCCGGGGGATATAGGGGCAACCGTCCGATATATGCCGCAAATGGCAATTTGATACGGCAATCCGGGCCAGCGTTGCGGTTCCTCTTTCCTGCATGGTCAAAAGTCTCTCCACGGTGGACAGGCCCAGCTTTTTGAACTCGCCCATCGGAAACAGATTATTGCACTGAACATCCGGGTAACTGCTAGACCGGTCTGCCGATATTACATTGTGTAGCACTTTTCCGGCGTAGTGTCTGTTGGCGTGGGTATTACCGCCCCGGAACGCTTCACGGAGATAGGTATATACGTCAGTGTCCGGGAAAATCGCCCTAATTTTATATACTAACTCTTTATTGCTTCGGATAGCGTTTCTTACGTCTCGCCGGACATAACCGGTTGACGTGCGGGGAATGGTGTCTAGTGTGTCTCCGTCCACTTGCATTTCATTTGCCAGTGCTTCGCATAGTCCTTGAGTGTCGTTTGTACAATATGCAATCTCTTTTTGTGTCATTTTTGTCCACGGGAACCGGCTTTTTGTATAATCGAACTCTTTCCCGGATAATTTTGTGTGTTCGGCGTGCATTTTGGTGGTGAACGTGTCCAAATTCATGTTTGAATGTAAATATGAACATCTAAATTCTATATTGCCCCATGTACACGCAAGGACTTTCCGGGACTTTACCGCCATAACATCTTCACGGGCAAATTTATGGATTCCGGACAGAAATTGAAATTCATATGACAAATTATGAACCCATATCACAAGACGGTAGTCATTTTGCACCAAATACTCATTCCAGCCGTTAATCATAGTGATAAATTCATCCCATGTTCTGCCGATTATCATACACTTTTCGTGCAGACACAATGTCCAGATATACATAATAGACTGTTCATTGCGGCGGGTTTCTACCCATTCGCCCCGGATTTTCTCCGGGGCTGATAGTTCGGGGAAATCTTCCGGCTTTAGCCGGGTGGTTTCGATATCAAAAGCGGCGATTTGGTCCAGTGTAACCATATCATTTTTGGCGCTTTGTTTTTTTCGTCCGCCCTTGCTTTCCAGAGGTTTCGCCGCTTTTAGATACGGGATTGCGCTTTCGGCGACTATTCTTTTCAACTCCATCTTTCGCCGCCTCCCTGTATTCCTTCCGCAACGTACCGCCAGCGGATGATTTCAAAAATTCTGCAAAATTCGCCTTTACTGTGTCCGGATCAATGTTCAGTTCCTTCATATAGATCGGAAGAGCACACGTCT